CTTATAGTGGACGCGAAAGAAAGGGAAACGATTGCGGAGTTGGGCTTTAAAGCCGGAGTTCCGGCAGACTTAGTCGTTGAAGATTTGTCTGCTTGGCCGTGGATTGTGTGGGCCAATAATACGCTCTACAAATTCCATCCAGACAAACATGTAGAAGTGCTAAACCAGATGCGCCATGACAATTTGAAGGCAGGTGATACCATTAGCATCACCGCCACCGTTACGCCAGAAAAAAAAGTAGTCTTTGATTGTCAGATTGTAGCGCGGTATTCACCCCCAGAGGGTAGTGAGGCGTACGTCCATTGGCAATATAACAGTCTATCAGATCATCAACTACGATGTTTTAATACTACGATACTTAATGCCAAAAAGGCGGTAGAGGCGAACGGGTTAAATTTTGAGATCACGTCAGAATTGCTACCTGCGATAATGTCTGCTGCAACTGGATTAGCCATCGAGTCGCATAAGCGATTTTCTTGCACTGCGTTTCATAGCGATCCTATGGACATGCCGTTTTGAGTCAAAAGTTAATTATTACAGGCGATTTGCCATCGTTAAACCAGGTGATTGCTGCCTCCAAAAAACATTGGAGCCACTACGCTAAAGAAAAGAAACGATGGACAAACACAGTCTACGCTGAGACTCTGTCGCAGGGATTAAAACCTGTGGCAGGGCCAGTGTGGATTAAATGCGAACATTATTTAAAAAATCGTAGAGTTGATCCAGATAATAAGGCCGTCGGACTCAAGTATGTTTTGGATGGACTACAGGTGGCTAAAGTTTTGCCCGAAGATAATATGGATTGGATTATTGGTTTTATTCATACGTTTCACATTGATAAAAATAACCCAAGATTGGAGGTTTTTTTACAGCCAGAACCTGAAGGTATTTGATATGTCCTGACTGTTGAGATTTGGGAAATCGCTCATAGGGCACATTCGGGGCATATCGGGTAGGCCAGTGACACTACATTGGTCTACCCACTTTTATAACCATAGGAGATAATATGATAGGACATGCGAATACATATGACGAGGCGGTAGATTTGATTGACCAGCTGGAGCTACCGTCCGGCACTAAGATGTCGATGAAAAAAGACATCAAATACGGATGGACTTGGGCCTGTTTAAACCCAAAATTAGCACGTAACAAAAAGAAAGACATCCCTCGATTTACGATAGAAACCCTCAATGATGATTACATCCATGTCAGCAACCAGTGCCTACAGGAGATGGCAGATAATGCACGAAGACGAATACGGTCAACCGATAAAAGAATTAAGGATTTTCAGCGAGGAACCACCAAACATCTCGCACCTTCACGAATTGCGGAAAAGGTTTCCCGAAGAGGATCTTCCACCCGATCCGCGAGTCAGCAATATGACCACGCTATGGGCCTGCAAGGTTATTTCCGCGATGCTGGATATGGGCGAGTCGAAGTGCTCACCAAGGATACAATCGTTACTCAGTTTGATTGCGATCGAGCTACATTGGATGAAAAGAAACGAACGCGAGATCGAGCGGAAAATGCAGAACCGACCCAAAGCGGCAATCCGATACGAGAGAAGAGGACGGCCACCGTCAGAGCTACCCAAGCAGGTGCAGATGAGGCTCAAGGATGTGGGACTGAAATACAACCACGACACTCAACTGTGGTCCGGGTGGCAAACGGACGAGATGGTCATTATCGCAAACGAATTGCTGTCCTCGCAGGGCAGGCTACTGTAGACGGTGACTTATGAAAAACCGTAAACATGGATGGCAAGACAAAACGTCCGGTTACCGTTCTTGGCGGTATCAATGGAACGTAGGGGCTGTCCACGATGCAGATCAGATTGAATGGCGTGACGGCAAGCCTGTGGCTGTATTAGAATTAACCACAAACCCCGATATGAACGAGCATGTGCAAAGGGCGGTTCGGCATCGGCTCTGGACGCAGTTCTCGGGCAGGTCATTACGCCATGTGGCCCAAGCATTAAACGTCCCATTTTACATTGTATTATTTACCCACGATTTAAAGGATTTTGCCATATGCAAATTAGAAAGCGAAGAAAGCGAATGGTTCGATATGGGCAAAGAGGATTACAGGCGGTGGCTATCCTCACTTTGATTGTGATTGCCAAAAAAGCCTATGATAAGTTAACCCGATTTGATTACGAGGAGCCGTTAGGATTATGATAAAATTTGTCATTGCGAGCCAGACTAATCCAGATGAGCCATATGAGGTGTGGGCTAAACGGATGAAAGATAATTTTGTTGCTTGGCAATGTATGTGTAAAGGCCATAAATACAGAGGAACCTGCAAACATGTATTACTGGCTCAACAATGTATCGAGGATGGATTACGGGAAATGGTAGAAGTATCTGATTAGGTGGGTAGGGGGTCGTGACAGGCGTGACCCCCACCCATGAAGAGAATCACAATGTGCTAAAGCCCGCCACGACTTTTGATTGGCCTACTTGCTATGAGCGTCTACATATGCCTGCCCAAGCACATATGCTGATGCCACTAATGCGATAGGCCAAGTTACCTCTACGGCCCCTGTCCCTGCCGCTGCTCCGATTGCAGCCGTAACACCTAATTTTCTACTACCTAACTTATCCTTCAAATCATTAAGAAATTTCATGGCTATCATCTACTCCTTTTGCGTCATTTGCATCAGAAAGCTCTATTAGCTCTTCTAATGCGGTTATAGCACCCGATTGACGTTGTACGAGTGCTGTGAGTTCCTGAACACGGGTTTGGGCCTCCTGTAAGGCTTGTAGAGCCTCTTTGCGATTGGCCTTTAATTCATCAAGCTTGTCTTCTACTGACATTGCCTGCCTTTCATGGGTTATTTGCGTTTTTTAGCTGTCTTAGCGGATTGCTTAAATGCCTTTGCAGTAGGCGCACCTTTAGTGCCTGGTTTACGCATCTTCTCTCCACTGCCTTTAGCTATCCGTTTGCGCTTGGCGTGGATATTAGCATATAGTCCTCGTTTAGCCATGGATTACCATTTCGTTTTGTGGCTCCAATAACGGGCCGACATTTTGGATGGTTTGCTGTCCTGAGCATTGTGTCGGGCATAGTAAGACTTTTTACGCGCTTTTTCTTTGGCCGTCCTTGGGTTGCTTCCGGCCCCCTTTACACCTTGTTGGCCGAATCTGATTGTCTTTGTTTGACCTCCGCTTTTTGCGACAACCACATGACTCTTGGTTTTGTGATTCGGGGTTCTCTTGGGTTTGTTGTACGCGCTTACGCCTGCCCTTGCAAGCTTGGGGTCTCTTTTCTGTGGCATCACTTACCTCGTTTTTTAGGCTTTGCTTTCTTCTTAGCTTTTGCAGCAGCTTTCTTGCCCTTTGCAGTGTACGGAAACTTCTGACCTTTAACCATTGGCATATGAGACTCCTCATTTAGGTTTACCTATATCTAATTTATCAAGTTGGCGTTCAATTCGCAATGCGCCTAATTCATTGTTAGCCACACTTAGCAACGTGCCGCCAATAATAGTCCCGTCTTTATCTGTTTCATATACGTAAAATGTAGTGGTCGTAATAGCTGTCTTACTGATCCTTGCCGGCCTTCTTTCGCCACCTACCTGAATCCAGCACGTCTGGTTCTCATCATATTTACTTCCAAAGAATACCGCACATCCAGCCAGTATGTTTTCTATTGAGTTTTTCAAAAAGAGCAGCGCAAAACCAACTACAAACAACCAACTGTATTGCTCTACCAATAATCCAATGCCAGAGCTTTCAGAAAATCTTTGTAACGCTTCTGCGGCTTCTGTTTCCATTTTTTATCTAAGCGATTTTTAGGACTGCGCTTATCCTGTAATTTTTTACGGTTTAGCAATTTGTCCATCCAACTCCAAAAACGGTTCATGTTAACTTTTGTTGGTCGCCTTATACACTTCGGCAAATAGCACAGTCATAATCCAAACCATTGCACCATAAACTGCCTCATGTTCCCAAAATACTTGCCATTTCTTATCTGCTCCGTTACGAGCAAAAGGGAATCCGATTGTGTGCCATAGCTGATATAGGATCGTTATAAATATAGCTGCTCCACCTGACCAGGCTGCCGCTTTTTTGCCTTCATCAGAAGCTTTTTGTCGTTTGGACATTGTGACAATAGACCTTTTAGCAGACTTCAGTTCGCCCTTTAAGTCGTCTCGGTCGTGTTTATATTCTTTGGCCACGATGTTTTCGTTATTAACGGCTTGGCGTAGCTGTTCAATTTCTTTAACGGCCTCAATATATAATATCCTCTGCCTCTCAGCAGAGGGTATCTGCTCTGGTGGTGGATATTTTAAAGGACTCATTAGCTACCTATTGTAGGTTTCGTATCTGGAAAATCATCTGTAGCAGGCCAATTCCGTAATGCGACCCTATAGGCCATAATCGCAGTATGATCTGGATGGTCTGTCACTGAGACATATTTATCGGTTCCACTTAGTTGCTTATTACGCCATTTTCGCGCTTGTCTTTCTATTTGTGCAGACGTGATTTCTGGTTCAGGTTTTAACTCAAACGAACCCCCACCTTCGGCCAGTTGTCTCGGTATCACATCATCATCGCAAATAATGCCGTCATCTACTCTGCCATCTGGATATGTAATTTTGTATAGTGGCACTGTTTTATCTCCTTTCTGTTAGATGGACACTGGAAAAATGAGGACACAGCCATGCCCACCTATACCATT